CGAAATCCTGATCCACTCGGGCAACGCAACGCTGGCGATCTTCCCGGCGATCAACACCGCGGCATCGAACCAGCAGTATCAGACGGTTTCGGCTGGCCCGGCGAACGCGGCTGTCGTGACGTGGGACGTGACGGCTTCGACCGCCTACACCGCCAACCTGGCCTATCACAAGGACGCTTTCACGCTGGTGACGGCTGACTTGGAAGACGTGGCGCAGTACGGCGCATGGGGCGCGCGTCGCATGCACAAGGGCATTTCGATGCGTATCTCGCGTCAGTACGCGATCGGCACCGACACTGTGCCGTGCCGTATCGACGTTTTGTACGGCTACGCCGCCATTTACCCTGAGCTTGCGTGTAGGATCGTTCGATAGTTGAACGCAGGCCATATACACGGTATGATGGAGCCTCTTCTATCAGAGGTGTATATGGCCGATTGCTCGATCAAAGGGTGCGAAAAACAGGCAAGAAACAGAGGGCTTTGCTCCGCGCATTACGAGCGGCTCAGGCTCGGCAAATCGCTTTCGGGTGACTTGCAGACGCAGCACCACGGCTTGGCACCGATAGAGCGCTTCAACAAGTGGTGGGTTGCGGACGACGCGACCGGATGTTGGATGTGGCAGGGAAAGTTGAATAAACATGGGTACGGGCAATTCAATATGGGTGGAAGCCGCCCGTTGTTGTCGCATCGTGCCTCTTGGGTGCTCCACAATGGAGAGATACCCGATAACCCGAACAGCGCATACAAGACGTACTACGTGTGTCACACGTGCGATACGCCTGCTTGCGTCAATCCCAAGCACCTATTTCTTGGCGACCAGCAATCGAACATGGACGACAAGATGGGGAAAGATCGGCATGAATATGGCATTTCACGTGGCGTAAATCACGGCAACGCCAAGCTCACAGAGGATCTCGTGAGAGAGATTCGAGCGAGCGAAGAAACAACACTCCAGTTGCATCGCCGGCTAGGAATAGCGCGATCGACCCTCGATATGGTCAGAAAGAGATTGACTTGGAAGCATGTCGAATAACTTGCTGAATGGATTAACCGAACCCGGCCATGCGCCGGGTTTTTTTATGGGCGACGCAATGGCATTCGTTGAATTCCCTAAATGGGTCACCGGCCCCGATGGCGCACAGAAGATCGTCAACAGCGCAGACGAACAAGCCGCGCTCGGTGATGGCTGGATCGCTCCCGTCTACGTGCCGCCTGTGCCGCACGAAGAATCCCCGACGTTCGTGGCCTATCCCAAGTGGATCGGCGATGCGCTCGTTCAATCGGCCGAAGAAGAGGCCGCGCTGCTTGGCGCCGATACGGCAGACGAGCGCGAAATCCTGATCCAGATCGCGGCCGAAAAGGGCGTGAAGATCGACAAGCGCTGGTCTGACGACAAGATCCGCGCAGCACTTGAGGCTAACTGATGACGACCGCCGTTGACCTTATCACGCTTGCCTTGAAGGACATCGGCGCTCTCGGCATCGGCCAATCCATCAGCGCCGACGACACAGCCGACGCGCTCGCCACGCTGAACATGATGTTGGGTCAGTGGCAGGGCGAACGTCTGAGCGTCTATCACCTGGTCGACACGGCTATCCCGTCGACCGGCGCGCAATCGTACACCGTCGGCACTGGTGGCAATTTCAACGTGCAGCGCCCGATCAAGATCAATGCGGCCTACGCGCGTTTGAACGCCGGCAGCGCAACGCCGATCGATTACCCGGTGACGATCATCGACGCGCGCGAGGACTACGCACGCATCGCTCTGAAGGCGCTGCAGTCGTTCCCGTCGTATGCGTATTACGACCCCGCATATCCGCTCGGCAACCTGATTTTCTATCCGGTGCCGGACAGCACGTTCCAACTTCACATCGTGACGATGGAAGCGCTGCCGCAGTTTGCGGCGCCGGCAACGGTCATCAACTTGCCGCCCGAGTACATGGCCGCGATCCGCTACAACCTGGCGCTGTATCTCGCACCGTCGTATCAGATCGACCCGCAGCGCTCGCTCGTCGGCCTTGCACTGAACGCCAAGCGCGTTATTAAGCGCATGAACTGGCAGCCGCAGTCCATGACGATGCCGCGCGGGCTCGGATCAAAGCAGCACTACAACATCTATAGCGGCTCCAACTACTGATGCGAATCCCTCTGACTGGCGGTGCATACGCCGCGAAAAGCGTCATCGCCGATGCGCAGCGCTGCGTGAACCTCTACGCAGAGCAGAACCCGCAGGACGCCAACGCGCCGTTCACGTATTACCCGACACCAGGCCTCACGCTCGTCTCGACGCCTCCGTTAGAGGGTGAGTCGCGCTGCATCTACACCGCATCGAACGGCAAGCGCTATGACGTGGTGGCGGATAGCGTCTATTACGTTGACGCGGACAACAAATACACGCTTCTCGGTCCGATCACGACGAGATCCGGCCCGGTATCGATGATCGACAACGGCACGAACGCGTTCATTGTTGACGGTTCGGCCACCGGTTACACGGTCGACATAACGAAAAACGTTATGACAACCTGCGCGGACCCGGCATTTTACGGGGCGGATAAGGTCGATTACGTCGACGGCTATTTCATCTTCAATCAGCCGGCCACGCAGCACTTCTACATCTCGAAGTTCCAAGACATCGCATTCGACCCGCTCGACATCGCATCGAAGAACACCTATCCGGACAATCTCGTCACGCTCGCCGTAATGCACCGTGAAATCTGGCTGTTCGGTGAGTTGACGACTGAGGTTTGGTACAACACCGGCGCATCGGATTTCACGTTCGGCCGCATGCCTGGCGTCTATATCGAGCACGGCTGTGCGGCGAAGCACTCGGTTGCCAAGATCGATCTCGCGCTGTTCTGGCTCGGCAAGGATCTGCAGGGGCATGGCATCGTGTTCGGCGGCCGGAACTACGCTGCGGAACGGATCTCGACGCACGCGCTAGAGCAGGAGTTTCTAACCTACAGCCGGATAGACGACGCGATCGGCTTTTCGTACCTGCAAGGCGGGCATGCGTTCTACGTGCTGACGTTCCCGACCGCCAATAAGACGTGGTGTTTCGACACCGCAACGGGCGCATGGGCGCAGCGCGCGTACCTCGAAGCCGACGGTTCGCTCAGCCGGCATCGCATGAACTGCCATTCGTTCAACGGCGGGCGCAACCTCGTCGGCGACTGGCAGACGGGCAAGGTGTACGAGCTCGACCCGAACGCCTACACGGACGACGGCAACACGATGCTGTATCTGCGCAGTTTCCCGCACATCAGCGGCGCCGACGGCAATCGCGTGCTGTTCCGACAGTTCGTCGCAGATATGGAAGTCGGCAACGGCCTGCCGGATGACTCGGCCGCTCCTGAAGTGCGGCTGCGCTGGTCAGATGACCGCGGGCGCAGTTGGGGTAACGCCGTCGCCAACACGCTCGGCAAGGCCGGCGAATACCTGACGTCCATCCAATGGCAGCGGCTCGGCTATGCGCGCGATCGCGTCTTCGAGCTGTCATGGTCGGCCCCCGTCAGGACGGCGCTTAACGGCGCATGGGTTGATGTGTCGAGGGCCCGGACATGAGTGCGCCAACGAACTTTCCGGACGTTGGCGTGCCGATGGTCGACCCGAAGACCGGGCGGCTGTCGGTGGTTTGGTTTCAGCTCCTGCTCGCGCTGTTTTCCCGCACTGGCGGAACGTCCGGGAATTCGTCGTCGGATCTCCTTGTTAGCCAGGTCGACGAGGCGTTCCAGCAGCTTCAATCGCTCGTCGCACCGAATTACGCGACGGACCAGGCTAGACGCATCTCTGATGTCGAGGCAGCGATTTCCGCGCTTGTTTTGTCGATCGGGAGCGCAGAACCAGATTCGTTCGTCCCGACGCACGGCATTCAGGATGCGCCTGACCTGCACGCGCTGGCGACCAGTGCCGCAGCCGGCTTCATGTCGAGCGCTGACAAGGCGAAGCTCGACGCGATGAGCGCGACTGTTGAGGACAAGTTTCTGTCTGGATCTGGCTTCACTCCGGGCACGACAACAAGCCTCACGCTCACGAAGGCATACGCAAGCACCGCGGCTGTGATGGTGCATTTCGACGGCGTGTTCCAAGGCAGCGACCAATACACGATCAGCGGTAACACGATCACCTTCACGTCGGCGATTCCAGTCGGGACGCAGACAGTCTATGCCAGAGGGTAAGCATGACAACGACTTATAAAGAACTGGTCAAGGGCGCGAGCCTCACCGGGACGGCTGTATCGCTCTACGTGGCCCCGGCTGCAACGTCTGCATCTGTGCAAGCTGCAAGCGCCAACAACCCGACAGCGGGCGTTGTAACGCTCAACGTCTACAAGGTGCCGTCGGGGCGCATTGCTGATGGAACGACGCGCATTGCTGCGAAAACCATCCTCGCGGGCGCGACCGCTCAGTTTCCCGAGCTCGTCAATCACAAGCTCGAACCAGGAACGGCGATCTATGCGGACGGGAACGGCTGCTCGATCAGTGTTAGCGGCATCGAATATGTGAAGGACGCGGCATGAGCGACGCGGGCGAAATCGTTGTTTCGGCTGATGCTCGCGTTTCGCATGAAAGGGTCTACCGGCTTGAAAAGGAATTGCAGCAGCTTCCACAAGTCGAGTGTCCTGTGTGGCATCACTTCGCGCCGGGACTGTATGCGCGAAAGATGCTGATTCCGAAGGGCACGGTTCTGACTGGCGCAGTTCACAAGACTGAGCACCTTTGCATCGTCTCGGGCGACATCGACGTCACGACGGATGACGGAATGCGCCGCATCACCGACCAACACATGATCCTTGCCTCAAAGCCTGGCGCCAAGCGCGCCGGCTATGCGCATGAGGACACGTATTGGACGACCGTTCACGCGACCGAAGAAACAGACCTCGACAAGCTCGTCGTCGAACTGACTGAATCAACCAATCAAGAATTGCTCGGCGGCGATGAAAACAAGCAGGCCATTGCAAACCGTCTAAAGGGATAAGCCATGTCATTCGGTATTTCGGCAGCCACGGCAGCGATTGTCGGTGGCGGCTTGGCGGCGGCAGGCGCTGTCGGAGGCGCTGTGATTTCGAGTAGCGCGTCGAAAAACGCTGCGGCACAACAGGCCGCCGCGGCCGGTAACGCTGCAGCGCTTCAAGAAGCGCAATGGGAACAGACTCAGCAGAACCTAGACCCATACCTCAAGCTTGGTACGTCGGGCATCAATCCGCTGCTGTCTGCGATGGGGTACAACGTCACGAAGAACGACGACGGCACGTATTCCTTCAATGGCACGGATTCGAGCAACCCGCTTCAGCAGAAGTTCTCGTATGGTGCATTCAATGCGCCAGCCGCGTTCACTGCGCCGACCGCAGCGGAAGCGCAGGCGACTCCCGGCTATCAGTTCACGCTCAACCAAGGTCTGAAGGCTGCGCAAAACAGCGCGGCGGCTCGCGGACTTGGTGCGTCCGGCGCGGCGCTCAAGGGCGCGTCGAACTACGCGACCGGCCTAGCGGATTCGACGTATAACGACGTGTTTAACCGTGCTCTGAACGCCTACAACACGAACTTCAGCACGTCGAAATCCGCCTACGACACGAACTACAACACCGCGGCGAACACGTACCAGACGAACTACAACGCCGCTGCGAACAACGTCAACCGCCTAAACGGCATCGTCAGCAACGGGCAGAACGCGGCGGCGACGAATGGCTCGCTCGGCGCGGCGACTGCCAGCAACATCGGCAACACGCTAACGGGCGCAGCCAATGCGAGCGCGTCTGGAACGGTCGGTAGCGCAAACGCGATTTCGGGTGGCTTGAGCAGCCTTGGCAACAATGCGCTTACGGCTTCGCTGCTGTATCAGCCGACCACGAACAACGCCGCATCATATGGCGCCGTCAATAACGCGAACCCGGCAGGCTACAGCGTTGGGTCAAACTCTTACGGGTTCACTGTATAAATGGCGCTCGACACTTCGATTGCATTGCAGGCAAAAGCGCCTGAGTTCAACCCTCTCCAGCAAGCGTTGCAAGTCGCACAGTTTCGCGCGTATAACGCGAACGGCTTGGCAGCGCAGCAGAAGCTGGACGCGAATAACGCCGCGTCGCAAGCGTTCAAGGCGTCGACGGATGCCAACGGGAATACGGACTACAACAAGTTCCGTTCCATCATGGCTAGTGGCGTCGGCGCATATAACCTGCCAGAGATCAATCAGCAAATCACCGCGCAGCAGCAAGCGCAGCAGACGCTGGCGAAGGGCGAGGTCGGACTGAATAGCGACCAGATCGATAACTACAAAAAGGGTATCGGGTTCATGACGCAGCAGTTTGCGACGCTGAAGCCGGACGATCCAGATTTCAGTGCAAAGATTCTAAAGATCGGCTCTGATGCTGTGAACCTCGGGCACCTTGACCCGAACATGGTTATCAGCACCATGCAGCAGATCCCGCAAGATCCGAGTCAGCGCACGGCGTGGTTTCAGCAAAAGCTCGCGTCGATGAAGGATGCGGCCGGTCAGCTGGATTCGCTGACTGCCAAGCCGACGCAAATCGACAATGGCGCCACGAAGCAATACATCGATACGAACGCGATCACGAATCCCGGCATCGTTGGCACGACGATCCAGAACCAGCTGTCGCCGGAATCCGCAACGGCTCCTGTCGGCATCATGGGTCCGGGCAACACGCCGGGCGTCGTTCCGCGTGGCGAGATGTGGGGCAATGGCGTTAGTGGTGCGGGCACGCCGCAGATCAACATCCCCCCGCTGCCGACCGGAGCGAACCAGCAAGGCGCAGGCCAAGCGGCGCCGATGCCCGGCCAAGCTGCGCCGGCTCAGTCAGGTGGCCCTGCGCACTTCGTCCCGACCGGTACGGCGCCTGGGGTGGACAAGATCTCCGGCGACGCCGCTACGCGCTATGGAAGCCTTCAACAGGCTGCTCAGCAGGCGAAGCCGCTCATGCAGACGTATGACCTTGCGGCGCAATCGCTCAAGAGCACGATCGCGGGCAAGGGTGCCAATGCGGCGCTCAATGTTCCGGCGCTGCTCAATACGTTCGGCATTCAGGCTGGCTCCGATGCGGTGAAGAACAATCAGCTTCTCGCCAACTACCTGAACAGCGCAGCCGATCAGGCGGCGGCATCGCTTGGCTTGTCCGGCAGCGATTCGCGACTGGCGGCAGCGAAGGCGGGGCAACCCGACCCGAACAACATGAACGGGCCGGCGTTGCTTGAGTCGATCAACCACGTCAAGGGATTGCAGCAGGCGGTTCTCGATCGCCAGCAAGCAACGACCAATTTCCTCGCTCAGAACGGGAACAACACATCTGCGCTGCCGCAGTTCGAGGCGAAGTGGAATCAGTCGTTCAATCCGGACGTTTCGTATATCCGATCGCTTGGCTCGCCAGAGGATCAGCAGGCAGCCATGCAGAAGCTGAAGGCATCGGGCCATTTGCAGCAGTGGACGAAGGATTATCAGGCAATGAAAGCCTTGGGGGCGTTCTAAATGGCAGATCCGCTGCTCGATATGGCGAACGCGGTGCAATCTGGCAAAGCCGTTTCGACGGCGGCGCCCGGCGCTGCGACGTCTACCGGCGATCCTTTGCTTGACATGGCAAACAGCGTCATGTCGGCAAAGGCTGCGCCAGCAACAACCGCTCCCGCCGCTCCGCAAAGTGAGCAATGGAAAGCGCCCGGTTCGGTGACGATGGGTATCGGCGACGTCATCAAGGGCGGCGTTCAGTCGCTGGTTCATGGTGGCGCCTGGCTCGCCGACAAGGTTGCGCCTGATTCGCAGTTTGCGAAAGACATCAACGCCGCCGTTCCGCAAGTCGACCAGACGATTCAGTCTCAAGACGCGCAGTATGCACAGCAGCGCGCGGCCCAAGGTGGATCGGGCATTGACCTCGGGCGCGCGGCCGGCAACGTGATCGGCAGCGCTCCGCTGATGGCGCTTCCTGCCGGCGCTGGCGGTGGCTTGCTCATGAAGGCTGGTGCTGGCGCTGTATCTGGATTGGCGAGCGGTCTTGTTACGCCTGTGACCGATGCAGGAAGCACCTACGCGCAGCAGAAGGCGTCGCAGATCGGCACCAGCGCAGCCGTCGGCGCGGTCGCCAATCCGCTCATGAGTGCGATTGGTAGCGCGGTATCGCCGACTGTAGGCGCTGCGCAGCGCAAGCTGCTCGACGCAGGCGTTCCGCTTACGCCGGGCCAAATCCTCGGCGGCGCCGCGGCGCGCACCGAGGCGAAACTGACCAGCGTCCCGTTCCTCGGCGACATGATTAAGAACGGCCAGCAGCGCGCGGTGCAAGGCTTCAACAAGGCGACATACGACCAGGTTCTTGAGCCGCTCGGGCAGAAGTATTCCGGGCCGGTCGGGAATGAGGGCGTGGCGGCGGTCCAAAAGACCATCGGTGACGCCTACGATAGCGCGCTGTCGAAACTGACGTTCAAGCCTGACGCGCAGTTCCAGTCGGATCTCGGCAATCTCACGCAGATGGCGCAGTCGCTGCCGGCCGCGCAGCAGCAGCAGTTCATGAACGTTCTTAAAACGCAGGTTGCGGGCAAGCTTTCGCCGAACGGAACGATGGACGGCCCGACGCTCAAGGGCGTTCAAAGCGAACTTGGCCGGATCTCTCGCGGGCTTACCGGCGATCCTTCATTCGACAATCAGCAGCTTGGTCAAGCAATCGGAGAGATCAAGAACCTTGTCGAATCGTCGCTTCCGCGCAATAACGCTGCCGACGCTGTACAGGACTTGTCGAAAGCGAACGCAGCCTATGCAAACTTCGTTCGTCTGCGCGGTGCGGCAGGTTCGCAGGGGGCCATGAACAACGAGGGCGTGTTCACCGCGGCCCAACTGAATAGCGCCGTTCGGTCGGCTGATAAGTCGGCTGGCAAAGGTGCATCGGCGACCGGTAACGCGCTGATGCAGGACTTTTCGAGCGCTGGCCAATCGGTTCTTGGCTCGAAGTATCCGGACTCTGGAACGCCGGGCCGATCGCTACTCGCGCTCATGGGTCCGGCTGCGCTCGGGCACGCGTTTGCGCCGGCCTACACCGCACCGCTCGCTGCTGCCGTTGGTGCGGGCGCGCTGCCCTACACGGCAACCGGTCAGAAGGTCGCGCAGGCATTACTTACTTCGCGTCCCGCGATCGCGGCACCAGTAGGGAATGCGCTTACGCGCTACGGGGTCCCAGTCGCCGCGCCTGCGGCCAATGCGCTCCTCCGAGCGCTCACAGGCCAGTAGGACGATCGCCTTGATTTTTGGATAGGCGACTGAAAGCGCCGCAATGCAAGCGGTCGTAAAGATCATGCGCCAAAGCTGATCGCTATTCATTGATTCCCCTTGAGCCCGCCACGTGCGGGCTTTTCTCATTCTAGGCCGCCATTGTGCGGCCTTTTTGTTTTTGAGGCCACATGCAGCTTCTCCAAAACGGGAAACAGCAGTTCATCGACCAAAACGGGGCGCCGCTTGCCAATGGCTCGGTGTATTTCTACGCGCCGGGAACAACGAACCCGAAGTCGACGTATCAAGACAATAGCGGCTCGGCACTCAACACGAATCCTGTCCTACTCGACAGCCGCGGTCAAGCGGTTATATGGGGAAGCGGGACATATCGGCAGGTCGTGAAAGACTGGAGCGGCGTGACGATATGGGACCAGCTCACGTGCGACGCAAACGCCGGCCTGACGGGCAACATCACCGACGCCAAGTTCGCCTCCGGGCCCGACTTCACGCCTGGCACGACGACCGTGCTTACGCTGCCCGTTGCGCCCGGTTCGCCGTCCAATCTGTGGGTGTTCTTCGACGCTGCATTCCAGGCTGACGACCAGTATTCGGTGAGCGGGACGACGCTGACTTTCAACTCGCCGATTCCGGTGGGCGTGCAGGAAGTCAATATCAAGATCGGCGCCACTATCGCCGTCGGCGTGCCGAACGCGGGCTCCGTTACGGATGCGTCAGTTGCTCCCGGATCTGCGCTTGCTAACCGAATCTCTCAGTTGGTCTTCGTGACCGATCCGCGATTCGGCGCGAAAGGCGATGGAGCGACCAACGACTCCGCAGCGTTCCAGGCAGCCATCACATACGCGTGCAACACGTTGGGCGGCGGCATGGTTGTCGTTCCTGAAACGCCGGGCGGCTATCTGTTCGGCTCGGCCGTTTCCATGCTGTCCAATGTGACCGTCCTCGGGCTTGGAAAGCCGAAGATCACGCAGGCGAACAACACGAACATTTCGAACTTCTTCCAGTTCGGAAGCGCGTCGAACGCTTACATCAAGGATCTCTACATCGATGGAAATCGGGACAACAACACAAACGATCTGACGCACACGATTATCCATCTGCAAGGCGGCACGGACGTTGGCGTGATGGGGTGCACTTTCGTGAACGTCCCTGGCTACGGCGTGGCATCGAACGCGATACGCGCTCGCATTACGGGCAATCGCATTAGTAATATCTACGGCTCCGCTTTCGCCATTTTCAACGCCGCTGCGGGCAACACCGGGCCGACGTCGGCGTTTTTGCGCGTCGAGGAAAACTACTGCGATGGGCTTTGCCTCGGCGCGATGATTCTCGGCAGTTCCGATCACGCAACCGTGCGGGACAACACATTCGTCGGGTCGCAGATCGGTGGCCGCGGCAACCGGCTGACAATCAGCACAACGGGCACGACTGTTACATGGATGAGCGGTCCTCAGTTCACCACCATTCAGCCGGGCATGTTCGTTGTCGTGAACGGCGGCCAGGAATATCAAGTCCTGTCCGTGCAGAGCGCAACGTCGCTGACTGTCACGTCTCCCATGCCGGCACTGTCGAGCGTCGCAGCGTCTATCGGAACTGGCGACATTCTCGGCGTGGTGAACAGTTCCTACGCGGATATTTCGGGTAACAAGTTTGTCGGCGGCGTTACGTTCGGGATTGCGTTGAGCCTGGGCGGCGCATCGTGGGGTACGGCGCACAACCTGATCAGCGGGAATCACTTCTCGTATAGCGGGAAAAACGCGATCAATGTCTCCTACGACAGCGGCAGCGGCTTCTTGTTCGACAACTCGATCGTCGGGAACTTCATCTACAACGCTGGCAGTTCGCCGGGCGGTGGTTCGCTCGACAAGATCAGTATCTTCCTCTTCGGCCAGTTCGCCGGGAAGCTGGAAAACACCTTTGTCGATGGTAACTACTGCTCGACCGATAGCGGAGACGGGCAGCAACCGTACTGGTTTGGCACCGATGGGAGTTTGGATCTGGGTAGCGTGAAGATCGGATCAAACGCTGCGATCGGGTTTGCCAACGATGGGATTGTCGGCGACGTCGGGTCAATCACGCTCGGCTCGGCATGGGGCAGTTCGGCGTCTGTCTCGAACATCGTCTCAACCGGTCGGTCGCTCCGAATCACGATCACGGCTAACGGTTCCGGTGTCGGCTCGGGCTCGGCCTCCATTGTGGTGCCGAAGATTTGCGCCGCACCAGATCTGCCTGCGCTTGTCTCCGCGAAGGTCCAGACCACTACCGGGGCGCTCGCACTGATGTGGGGTGAGCAGACGAGCACGCCTGGCGGTTGGAACGCCACCTATTCCGGCACCCCGTCGGCGGGCGCAACGTACACAATTCTTTTCCAGGCATAACCATGAAGAAGATCATTCTTTCTGCACTTCTGCTGTTTGCGGGCGTGGCGCACTCAGCCACGACTAACCCCGTCCAACTCTTGAATCCTGCCGGCTCGACCGCGGGGCAGGCTGTCGTCTCGACCGGCTCGGGCACTCCGCCGACATGGGGCGCAGTTGCGCTTACCGGCGTATCGGGCACGCTCGCTATCGCTAACGGCGGGACGGGCGCAACAAGCGCAAGCGTTGCACTGTCGAATCTCGGCGCGGCGCCACTGGCCGGCGCGACATTCACCGGGCTCATTACGCCGTCTAGCGCGATCGGCATCAAGGGCACCGCGACGAACGACAACGCGCAAGCGGGCAGCGTCGGCGAGTATGCGTCTGCAACCGGAACGTCGGTCACGCTAACTTCCGGCGCAAGCGCCAATCTGACGTCGATCTCTCTGGCCGCCGGCGATTGGGAGGTGAACGGATGGGCGACTGTCTCGGGTGGGACTACGACTACGTTTGCTCAGGTCGGCCTCTCGGCAACCTCTGCATCCTTCGATGCGACTGCGGGCCGATACGTCGGCATCAATGCGTCGATCACGTCTGGTGGCGTAATACTCGCCACGCTGCCTAACCGCTTCAGTCTGTCGGCAACGACGACGATTTATCTCGTCGGCCAGGCGCAATGGACGGGCGGCACGGACTCGGCAACCGGCTTTATTCGAGCTCGGCGCGTGCGCTGATCCTTCACTCATGGCAATGCAGCCGCCTTCGGGCGGCTTTTTCATTTCTGGATCTTCCCCATGAAAGAAGCCGCTTCGGCCGTTGCGCAAACGGTCGCACAAGTCGCGCCCCCTTGGTACGCAACAGCGTTGGCGTGGAGTGACTCCAATTTCCCGCGCGTGTTGCTCGCGCTATCGGTCATTTACACCGCGCTTCAAATCTACTCGTCCATCAAGCGCCTGCGCAAAGGTGATGCGAATGTCGATGAATAACGAAAACCTTCAGAAGCTAATCGCCGAGCTGCGCCGCGACGAGGGTGTTCGTTATTCGGTCTACAAGGACACGAAGGGCATCGATACCGTCGGCGTCGGGCACAACCTGCAGGCGAAGCCTATGCCGGCCGGCTGGAAGTGTCCGCTCAACGACGTGCAGGTCAACTCGCTGCTCGACGACGACCTTGAGGACGTATTTCACGATCTCGATCGCAACCTGCCTTGGTGGACAGACTTGAGCGATGTACGCATGCGCGTGCTCGCTAACCTCTGTTTCAACATGGGAATCGGTCGCTTGCTCGGCTTCAAGAAGGCGCTGATCGCAATGCGTCAAGGCAAGTTCTCGATCGCCGCTGATGAGATGCTCGACTCGAAATGGGCGCGCGAGGACGTCGGAATCGGCACGCCAGACAAACCGGGCAGGGCGTTGCGCCTCGCCAATATGATGCGATCGGGGGTGGTCTGATGGACTGGAAATCGATTCTCGGCGGTGTCGCACCGACACTGGCGACGGCGCTGTCTGTTGTCGGCGGCCCGGCTGGCATGGTGGCGGGTGCGGCGCTCCGGACAGTCAGCGCGGCCGTGCTCGGGCATCAGGACGGCACATCCGACCAGGTGACGCAGGCGATTCAAGCCGGACTCTCGCCAGACGCGATTGCGGCGCTTCAGAAGGCCGACAACGACTTTAAGGTGTCAATGGCGCAGATTGCCGCGGCGACCGAGCAGGCGAGCATCAAGGCCGGCTCTGACGCCATCGGCGACGTCAATCAGACGATGCAGGCCGAAACGAAGGCAGATCATTGGCCGTCGTACACCTGGCGGCCGTTTATCGGCTACACATTCGGCCTCTACGTCATGTCGTTGTTCGTGTTGCCGCTGTTCCATGTGCAGCCGGTTTCGCTGTCGGCCGACATGACGCTGACAATCGGCGCGGTCCTCGGCGTGGCGTCGTTCTTCCGCGGCAAGGCGCAGGCCGATCCCCGGATTAACACAGACAATAGAGGGTAAGGGGCTGACTGGAGGTAAGGGTTTACAATATAATCAGACCATATCAACCCCGGTCCCAATCCAAAATGAAAACAACCGCTGCCGTTCTGTTTGCTGTCGCCGTTGTCATCGCTTATGTGCCGGCCGTTCTGACGGGCGCCATTAGCTGGAGCATGTAAGAAGCAGGCCGCCTCCGGGCGGTTTGTCTCGCTCACTTGACATAAAGACAATGATCGAACTTTCTGATGGGTGTTCGCTATGGGAACGCTAGGTGGTCATTTAGCGTTCGGCTACAGTAACGCTAAGCCTGTGGATAACTTTTAAGCGTT